CATCTCTGTCTACCTTAACACCTACTAACCTGAACGTATTGTTCGATCTAAATGGTGATGGTGTCGATGACTTTAACAAGGCATATGATGCTGCCAATCTCATCGAGAAGAACAGAGATTATCTGGCGGAAGAAACTTATGGATACATTACTAATCTCTATCCAGCATTGCTGTCTAATCAGTCTCTGACCATCAGCAAGTGTCAAAGAGATATTGGATTCATCACTGATGCTGTTGTGAAAGACCTTCGTGTTGGTGGCAACATCAATACTGTATATGCTGCAGAATCTTACATCTCTGGCGGCAATGTGTCCTACGTTGATGGAGAACTCACCGAGACTCTACTTGCATATGATTATCTGAAGAGATTGATCTTCGGTGTAATCCGTAATGGCACACTGCTAATCAAGAATTGCACCACGTCTACTAGCAGCACTAATGTTGTTGTTGGTGATACTTCTGGTCTCGTACCTGGTATGCAGGTTAATGAGTATGATCAAAATGATTTCACTAATGGTCTTTTGAATGAGGGTGCTGTTCCTCTGGGCACTAACTTGCTCGGTGGTAGTCCACTAATTATTGGTCAGATTGTCAATGCAACTACAATCGAGTTAGTTGATCCTAACACTGGTCTGGTATATCAACCACAGCAAGATAGCACGACTGCATGGTTGTATTTTGAGAATAGCAATATTTACTCTGGATCGCCAAGAATCCTTGACTTGTCGATTACTCAAGATGATGAATATCCCGAGTGTACCAATATTGTTACAGCTATTGAAGGATACTTTGATGTTGTCAATTTGATCCTTAATGGTAATGCTAATCAGGTAACCAGAGTTGAACCTATCATTGAGTCTTCGGCTCTGATTGGTAGAGCAACTGTATTCACAGTTGATACTGGTCTAGGACAGACCGACCCTCATGGATTCCAAACTGGAACCCCTGTAAGACTTGTTCCAAGAGCAACTAATCCTGGCGTTGATAAGCGTCTAGTTAGACTACCTCGTGGTTTTGAGACTAACAGACCATACTATGTAATTGCTCCTGGCAGAGATACATATCCAAATTCGTTTAATAATACTTCGGAGTTCGATAATAGTGCAGGCACCAAGTTGATGCTTGCTGCTACTAAAGAAAACGCTGCTGCTGGTATTTACATTTACTCTTCTGAAACGGAGAGCATGAGCCCAGATGTTGAACTATTGATTCAACAACAGGTTCTTGACGAAAGTTATGATCTGCACAGATATGTTTGTAATGTCTCTGGTATTTACATCGAAACGGATATTCCACACGTATTCGACGTTCCTGTACCAAATGTCCCTGCACAAACAATTTTCTTCGCTACATCTGGCGATGCAAGTTCTCAACTCCCAACTATTTCGGGCGCTGGCGACGTGGCAACAGATGTGTATTACTACCCACGTTTTATCACCAAAACGAAGTTTAGTGTTCATACCACACAAGCGGATGCTCAAGCTGGCACAAATGCTGTCATATTTACTTCAGGTAGCGGAAGCGACTTTATCGTCTATGGCAATAAAAAGACTTCCCCCCTCAAGTACGACCCAGTTGACTTCCAAAGATGGTACTTGAATGTCAAACCTGAATCTGCAGGTGGTCTTGATCCTAATGCTATCCTGACTAGATTCCATCAGTCTGACTTTGTAGATGGAACTGGTAACCTGTTCACTCCAGATACGTATTATGAGCGTATTGAGGATAATAGACCTGCTCTTGACAGAATCTATCGTCTGCGTTATGTTCTACCACAATATCTACAGACAGTTCGTGAACCTCTCAATGGTTACGTCATTAAGACAAGAACTGACGATAGAAGACGCCTGAAGCCACAGAAGTTCTACCTAGAACCCTTCAGTAACGGCGCTCCAGACGTTGCACAGTTCTTTAACCCTGCTCGTGCTGGTGAGCAGTTGGGTCTCTCCCTGGCGGATCTAGACGCCGCTAACGTCGATGTTAGTGGTGGATTCTATGATCCATACGAGAATCCTCTACAGATCGAGTTTGAGTCCAAGATTGCAACCACAATTCAATCTGCTAGAACTATTCAGGTTGATCCACAAGGAACAGGAACTCTGGTGGACAGACTAGAGTTGACTGTGTTTGATCACACAATCATTAATGATCAACTGAAGAATGAAATCTTCACTGTTCTTGAGATCGGATCTCCACAGGGTGCAGGTATTCAGACTAGCATCTATAACAGCGATGACTCCAACTATGTTAGCTGGACTGGTTATTGCTCTGGATCTGGTTATATTCATGCATATTATCAGGCAGATGCTACTGCATTTATTATCCTTAAGAACATCACTGGCAAGATTGACTATTCTGTCAATAGCACAACAAACTTTGTTCAAAACAACGGAACATTCTTTGCACTTGCTGGATATCCTGATGCACACCCCACACTGATCTCTAGATCTGATAGAAAGAACTATCTGTACAGAATCGAGGGTGCTAATGTTTATACAGTAGTACCTGGCGATAAGATTACTACACCTGGTGGTGACACATACACTATCACTACACTAGAGGATGTACCTGAAATTGATGATACCTTCTACATCTTTGATGTTGAGACTATTCAAGAGCAGATTCCTCTACAGCAAGACGGTATCTACTATCTGACTTGTGTTCGTGGTAACATCTCTCCATATCCTCTGGGTGCTGGTGTTGGAACCAACTTCCACTACTACAGGTTCTCTCAACCTATCTCTAACCTGTATCCTCTAGACTACAAGAATGACCCACTGTGGTTCCAGATTAATGTTGACACTGGATCTAGAGATGCGACGATTCTTGATCCCCCAGCATCTGCTGCAGCTGCTGATAACTATGTCCACGGTCTTGTTACTCTTAACGACTACAAGTACAGTGAGACGAAGGAAGCAATCACTGACCTCACTAGAACGCTACCTTTCTCTGGTTTTGCCTATACCAATACCACAAGCGATCTGAACAGTGTAATTCTGGATAACAGATTACAAGCACAAGAAGGTAACGCATCTGTAGGTTCCGAGAACAGACAGATTCCTATCTCTGGTGACTCTGTATATCCTCTAGACAGAAGATTCTACACTGAACTGCGTCGTCCTTCGATTGCAAGATCTGGTAACCACACGTTTGAATATCTTGGTTTCGGTCCTGGTAACTACTCAACTGGTTTCCCACTGCGCCAGGAAGTCGTTCTATCTGATAAGCAGGACTTCTACGCACAAGCGAAGCGTGAGGACGCTGGTATCGTCTTCTACACTGGTCTGAACTCCAACGGTGACCTCTACATCGGTAACCGTAAGATCAACGCTATTACAGGCGAAGAGACGTTCCTTGAGCAGGCAGTTCTTGAGGATAGTGGTGATGACGATGAAGGAATCGGCGCACTCGTCACTACCTTCGACACAGCAGTTACCTTCAATGACAAGGTAACCATCGAGGGTGACACCTTCCTGAACAATCCTGTTACTATCAACGTCGATCCTCTGGAAGGTGATGCACTTCGCATCCTGTCTCTGGTTGACACTGGTGACGATCCTACACAAGATAGATCCTCCTTCAGAGACACTAGAGATGGTGATGTTATCATCACAAAGAACCAGATTGACGCTGCAGTTTACAAGTTTAACCCACGCGGTAATGTAAACGATCCTGGTCAGGGTTACAGCTGGAGAACTCACTACACTGGTGGTCTTCCTTCTAACACTTCTCCTGACAACACTGGTCTTTTAGCTGATGGTCAAGGTGGCACTGCCTTCTACACCCTACAGAATATCAGTTATGGTTCTTCTATCTTCCCATCTGCTGGTGATGTACTCTACAAGGGTCTAGAAGTTGGTAGTAGCGGTTCGATGGGTTGGGTTTATGCTAACTTCTTCACTGAAATTGCTGATAACCAAATCTTCTCTATTGCATCTAATAATACCACAGAACTGGTAATCACCTGGGCTGCTGGTCTAGACAATGCTGGTCTTGGTATTAGAGTTGGTGAGAAACTACGCATCTCCAACTTCAGTAACTCTTTCTTAAATGGTTCTTGGACAGTTCTTGCTGGTGGATTCTCTCCTACAGGCAACACTGTCACGATTAGAATCTTTAATGAGATTGCACAGAACGTTTATTCCTGGGCAGATGAAGGTCCTGGTGCGAAGATGGAGATCTCCAAGTCCAGATGGAAGGAGACTGGCGTTATTGGTGCTGAAACACTTCGCACGAGAACCGAAGTACCTGGTGATTACAGACTGGGTATCAACACTGTCGGCAGAATGGCGAAGGAAGGTGTACTCACCGCTTCTGTAACTGCTGAAACAGATCCAAGATCTAACTTGGATGTTGTTGGTAACGTATTCATCAGTGGTAAGTCTCTCGTAACTTATGACAATGTTGGTGCAGTAACTGCGAACAACTACCTAGCAGAACCTTCTATCGGTAAGACATACTTCGCACTCACTAACGCATTCTTGGTTGGTGGTGACAGTGCTGATCCTGATGACTTCGCTACACTTCGTGTTGCAACTTCTGATCTGGCAGTTGCTAATCAATCTTCTACCTACAGAGCAGGTGGTCGCGTTGGTGTTAATACCAGCATCGGTCTAGATGCATCTACCGAACTCGATAGAAACTTCGTTGTAATTGGTGACTCTAGATTCTCTGGTAACATCACTGCACAGGATGACTTGAGTGTTGACGGTGGAGACATCAACTCTACTGCCGAAACATTCAGATTCCTGACCGAGAACGTTGACTTCCTGATTGCTGCTAGTGACGCAGAATCGTTCAACATCGGTAACAACACCACTAGTGACCAGCTTATCAACATCGGTAACAATGTTGCTGATACTTCTTCTCATACCTTGAGAATTGGTGCTAACGCTGGTGTAACTACCTTTGAGGTACATAAGCGTTCTACTAACGCATTTGTTGACATTGCATCGGTAGAAGATGTAGTAGGTTCTGCTTGTTCTATCAAGATTGGTGGTGCTGCACCTAACCTGAACTCTCAAACTCTGATCGGTACATATCAGACTAAACTGAATGGTACTCTGGAAGTCGGTGCTTTTGCTGGCACATCTACAACCAGAATCTTCACCACCGCAGCAACATTGAACGTTGGTGATGGTCAGAACACTACGAGAGTTACCCTCGGTGCTAACTCTTCTACAGTTGATATTGCAGCACTTGGTGGTCGCACAACGATTAGAAACTCTCTACTTGTACAAGGTAGCACCACATCTAACTCCACCATCAAACTATCTGGTGGTCTAAATGCTGGTATTATTGAGATTGAGAGATCAAGATTTGGCACTACTCCATCGGAGCACATTGTTGGATCTCTTGATAATCCTAACATCACGTTCCTCAAGTACATCCAACTTGGCAGACAAATTGATACTGCTGGTGTTGGACCTTGGGGTGGTGATCAGTACCTCCTATCTGGTGGTCAGATTGCTGCAATCGACAACATCACTCCAGAGCAAAGTGCTACATGGGTTGCTAACGAGACATATTCGTTCATCCAACCAACTGGTGGTACAGGTAGCGGTGCTCTGTTCACTGTTCAGGTTCTATCTGACGGCACAGCAGACATCACTCTAGTATCTCCTGGTTCTGGTTACTCTGACAACGATCTGTTGACTATTGAGGCAGCAAAACTGGGTAACTCCAACGGTGCCGACCTATCCTTCAGAGTTAATGGAACTAATGATTCTGGTAACGTATACTTGCTACCAATCACCAGACCTTCTGTCAATGACTTCCAGATCGGTGATCTGCTGTTTATCGAAAGAGACACAGCAGTAGATGGACAGGACACAAACATTTCTCCTGTTGGTGAAGAGTACAGCGAACTTCTTGAGGTTGCTGGTCTAACTAATATCTCCGACCCTGCTGATCCTCTTGGTTTCAGAATTCTGGTTACTCGTGCTAAAGATGGCACAACTGCTAGAACTGATCACCCAGATAATGCAATTATCTCCAAGTTTGACAAGCAGATCAATGCTTCGTTCATCACTGGATTTGACTTTGACAACAACGGATCTCTAGATCCTACATCTAGTGTTACGATCAATGATAGTTCTATCTTAACGATTGTTGCTGATGGCACTGATATCGTTACAGTCAACTGGAACGGTGAAACTAACGATAGTGTTGGTGCTGATTACGGTGAATTTATTACAATCGCTGGCACGAACATTGTTGGTCTGAATGGTACGTGGCCAATTCAAGGTGGTATCACTGGAACTGCTTCTTCCCTTCAAATCAAGACAAGTCAGTATGTTTCCACAGGAACTTACATCTGGTCTGATCAGGTAGCAGCTGCTGAACTTAAGATCAACAGCGGCGCTGGTCTCCTCGCAGACAGTGTTGATGTTAGAATCGGTGTTGCAGAATTTGGTGGTGTTCTAACCACCAGTGATTACCTGCTCCTATCTAATTCTGAAATCGTCAAGGTTTCTGAATTGGTATCCACTGACATTCAGTCTCTGGTTGTCACAGACGGTGGTGATCCTGAAGTTGAGGTATTTAAGGTTGAGTCTACAACTGGTAACACATTCGTAGGCAACACACTGTCTGTTGGACAAGGATTTAACAAATTCGTTGTTGATGGTGGAACTGGTGATACCGTAACTCAAGGTAAACTAACTACTAATGATGATCTAACTGTAAGAGGATCTGTTGTAGAACTGACCCAGTTCTTCACACTTACTAACGGCGGATCCCAGAACATCGCTGAAAGAAACACACTTCGTGTTGACACTGCAACTGGTGATCTGGAAATCTATGGTGGTGACTTTAATATCTTCGGACCTGATGGCACCACACCACGTCTTCAGTTTAACAACTCTTCAGGTGACTTTACTACCTATGGTTCGTTCTCTGCTCTAGGAACAGGAACATCAACATTCGGTGGTAGCATTGTTGCTGGTGGTGATCTGACTCTCAATGGTGGTGATCTAACAGTCAACTCTGGTGGCAATAAGATCTTCTCGGTTGAGAATGATGGTGCTGTCAATATCGCTGGCATTAGCAACTACTTCTCACAAACTGGTGGACGTAAGTGGGAGTACAGCGATAACTTTGTAGTTGAGGCAGAAGCAAACGTTAACTACTTCCTCAACGTTTCTCAAAATACCGTTGTTAAACTACCTACAAACGCTCTAATCGGTGACATGATTCGCATCGTGGACATCGGTGGTCTTCTAACTTACAATCTCTCGCTGATTGTAAGAGCACCATCTACGATCAGAGTACAAAACGCAACTGACAACACAGGAACCACTCTATTGACAGGCAATACTGCTGACCTAAATGGTTATGATGGTGGTGAACTAGTTGTTCAAACACCTAACGCTGGATTCGCACTAGTATTTGCTGGTACATCTACTCCAGACGGCGGCACTGCAGTTCCAACAGGAAAAGACGGATGGTTCTTAATCGAGGTCTGATTTAATGTTTTATCAGGAAGCAAAAACAGCAAGATCGGCGGTGGTTGGCACCATCATGCCGTGGACGGGGGGATTGACTAACATCCCTCCTGGATGGATTCTATGTGATGGCGGTGTTGTAGATGCCGCAGATTATCCATTGCTTACACAAGCTATTGGTAATACATATGATACTTTGGGGGGATCTATTACAGGAAACTTTCCAAGCTATACTGGAACAATCAAGTTACCTGACTTGAATGAAAAAGCATTGATGGACATTGAAGCGGGTTACTTCGCTCCTGTTGCAAATGGTGGTACTGGTAGAGATGCAGACATAGATTCTGATGCTCTCACTCTTATCTCACCAATTATTGGAGATAATGAAGATAATGGTATTACAACTGCTTTTACTGATGTTACTATTGACGTTTTGTTTAATATAAACGCTGGTGATAGAACTGGGTATCAAGGAAAGATCACGGGCAATACAAAAGAAGATGGAGAAGGTGTTGCAACGGTTTACATCGGTCCTAGAAAATTAGGAAGAAAGCACGTTAAGAGACACAATCACCCAGGAACATATGCAACATTGGATGTTCAAAACCAGCAGAAACCTGGTAGAGGTGTTGCTGGATATGAAAATATTCGTTATACTTTGTATCACTCTCACGTTGATAATGAGGGCGGTGGTGATCAAGGTGATACCTACTACTTTGGTTGGTCTGATGATAATGCTGGCGATGGTAGTGCAAGTACAGTTACTTCTGCTCCTGGTATTGCGATTGGTAATGCAACTGGATCTACGATTCCTTCTGGTCAAGAAGTTGATTATACAATGACTTGGCCAGAAGCAGGTGAAACTATACCAACAGGATTTGGTGGTGGAACGGGTGGTGTCGTTTTGGCACACGTTCAATCAGAGAACCCTCCAGTTAACTTGAAACCTAAAAAATGTTTATCATCTCCTATCTCATCTCAATTTGCCGTAACTAATTTGAGACCTGAAGGAGCATTTCTAGATCAAAATAGAGCAGTTCCAGCAGCTGCTAGAGGTGGTAGTTTGAATATTCCTCAAGGATTTACAAATTACTATGATGATAACAACCAAAACGAATCACAACTTCGTGATACACTGATGAGTCATATCGGACTCAATTTTACAAACACTGATCCTGGTGGTGATTTCATTGAAGCTCATGACCACGGGGAATTTGATGTTGAATTTGATTCATCTGGTTTGAGACCGTTGAGTAGCATTGTATGTGATGTTAACCTTCCAGCAACAGTCAATGTAGATAATACACAGAATGAAAAAGCATTGCAAATTGACGTGAACATCGCACAACCAACTCTTTCTTGCATATACATCATCAGGGCATACTAAAATGGGAAAGTCTATATCTACTAATTACGCCAGACAGAAATCTCACTGGGGTGGTGTTCCTGGAACTATTCAGATTCATACTGTTCCTGGTATGGGCTTTAATAATGATCCTACGACTGCGGTATTTAAAGACAACTTACCTGGTGGTTTTTTGAGATGTAATGGTGCTATTTTAAATGCAAAAGATTATCTGTTATTGTCTAAAATTTTAGGTGTAGGCACTGAATGTAGATTTGCAAAACCAAATTCTATTCTGCGGGATCCTGATCCTGAAACAGGAGATCTTGGAACATTTCAGTTACCTGATCTAGGATCTAAAGTTATCATCGGTGGTAGAGGGTCTGGTGAATATCGTGAGACATTCATGACTAATAAACCCAATCAAAATAAAGTTGGAGTTGAAGTTCAGGCAAATACACCACTTGGTGAAAGATTGTTTACAAACTATGTCTCCAATACTGGAGATGGTATGAAAGTTACAGCACAATCAAGTATTGATTTTAGAGGTAACCTAAAGTATAACATGCCTAGAAATGTTGAGCCTACTATCATTTCGATTGAACAGTTCCAAGCACACCAACATGACGCTGATTTGCGTGTTTTGAATACTACAGCATCAGCTTATCGTGTTGATGGTGATGGACTTACTGGTGATGCCGATTCGGCGTTTGATGCAAACGTAGAAGCACAAAACCTTCTAGATGAAATTCAACCAAATGTGCAAAGAGGTTCGCCTCAACATGATCATAGAATTTCAAAACCTTTTACTTACAACAATAACTTCTCTTATTCATTCCCAGCTACGAATATACCGTTGGACGACATGGAATCATACATCGATGTTGATACCACTAACTTGGATGTTTTGAATCAAGTTGTAACTCCGTTCATCATGGTACACTATATCATCAAGTTCTGATATGGCTACTTTTAATAATACCTTTACTTACAGCACTAGTCTTGTATTGCGTTCAGATGTAAAGCAAGTTAATTATATTACTGTTGCTGGTGGTGGAGGTGGCGCTCGTCCCAATGCTGGTTTTGGTAGATCTCCTAATAATGGTCAAGATACTAGACTGAACACCACAGGATTATGGTCGCAGGGTGGTAGACATGGAAATCTAAATTCTGGTGGTTCTGGTGGATATGGAAACTACCGTTATGGTAGAAATGGTCGTATTAACTATTCTGGTGGTCAATATGAGCGTGCTGCATCTGGTTATGGAAATAGTGGATCTGGTGGTGCGGGACAGTGGAGAGCGCCTAGTTTAACTGGAGGTGGCGGAGGTGGTGGTGCCTCGCGCTCAACATATTATCGAGGACAGAGTGGTGCTATTGGCGGTCAAAGAGTATATTGGACGATCGGGCAAGGTGGCACACAAGGTGGTAATGGATCTCGAAGAAGGGGTGACAATGGAGCAATCTATATTACTCAAACTACTTATGACCGACCCTCTGCTAGTATAAGTGCGAGTCCAACATCTATTATTCTGGGTAATTCCACTACATTATCATGGAGTACAGGTGGAGATGTTGATTCAGTTACCATTACTGATCTTGGAAATGTGAGCACGAGTGGATCAGTCAATCTTTCTCCTGGATCAACGACTACTTATACAGTTCGGGCAAATAATCCAGCATATTCAACAACGGATTCTGTCACAGTTACTGTATTAATTCCACCAGTAGTTACTATGAGTTTTGACAATTCTACTATTGTTTTAGGAGAGAGTGCTACTTTGTCATGGACTGTGTTTGGTGATGCTAATCAAATGACTATTGATAACGGAATTGGAAGCACCAGCCTTGCTGGTAGTCAAGTAGTTACACCAACATCAACTATAGTTTATACAGGAACTGCTACTGGACCAGGTGGAACTGGTAGTGATACTGCGGTTCTTACTGTATTGCCGCCACCGACATTAGAAGTTGCTGGTCCGATTGGTGTTGACTATGGAGATGTGATAACTTTTAGTATAACTGGAACAAACATACCAGGTGGTGTTAGTTATGTCTATTCGCAGGTTAATACTGACGGTAGTACAGAATCCGTGACAACTCCAGTAACAATCCCAGGTAGCACTGGAGATTTGGTTAATATTTCTGATTTTGAATTTACTCCTGTATATGATAACTTTGGACCATCGTCGGTGACAATTACTTTCACTGCCAATGGATATGGTGGACTGCTAGCACAAGATGTCGAAGTTATTCCTATCACTATTGACCAGACTCCTAACGCTATTGATATTCCCTCAACTGAAGATAAGTTAAGAGATGAAGAACCTGTTATCACACCTAACGTTGAGGTTACATCCGAACAGATTGTAGTTGAGGATATTGACATCCCTGTTGAGATTAAGTCTGACTATCCTATTCAAGTTGAGATCGAGAATAGTGATGTCTGGTATGATGTGAGGGAGATCTGATGCCACAAGTTAGTATTTCATGGGCTAGAAACGCAGGCGATAGTAACTACCTATATGGTATGCCTGGTGGAACCATTGGTCCCAATGGTGGCAGTAGAACTGCAAATGTTAATTGGAATCAGGTATTTAATCTATCTGCCAGTGGTAGTGGTCCTGGTAGCGTAGCGTTGAGAAGACTGAATAGTCAGACTTTAGGTTTGGATGATAGGCAGGGAGCTGGTGCTGATGGTGACTTCAATGACATGCTTGTATATGTTAATGGTGGATCATTTATTAGTGATACTCAATATCGAGCTCCTTCTGCTGTTTATGGATGTACTAATCCAAACGCAATCAACTATAACGGTAATGCAGATCTTGATGATGGTAGTTGTATAGTTGTAAATCCAGTGCTAAATCTTGATGCTAGTCCCAATCCAATTATCAAGGGACAGAGCACTACACTATCTTGGTCTACTAGTGATTCGGAGTATATACAAGAATCTAAAATCGAACCAGCACCTGGTCTCGTGAATACATCTGGAAGTGCTGTCGTCTCACCAATCGAGACAACAACATATACTTTTACTGTTAGGTGGGCGAATGGAAATAGACAAATCAGTCGTACAGTCACAGTATATGTACCACCAGATATTACGGTATCATTGGACAATAATCCGATTCTTCTTGGAGAGTCAACCACATTAAGATGGAGCACTAGTGGCGATGCTTCTACCATGACTATTACTCCTGGTATTGGTGCATCTAATTTGTCTGGTGCTCAAACAGTAACACCAACACAAGACACTACCTATACTCTTACTGCTACTGGACCTGGTGGTACAGATACTCAACAGATTACTTTAACTGTTATTCAACCACCAGAACTAGATTTGACTGGTCCTCTTGCGATACCTTATGGTCAATCTACTATTGATTTTTCATACGAGGCAGTAAATGCATTGAGTATAGATGTATCAATAATACAGAGAGATCTAGACAACAGTGATGATTTCTTCACTGATACTGCTACAACTGATGGTAGTGTATACACATATACACCAACGTGGGGCAATAGAGGACCACAATCAATTCTGGTCACAATGACTGCTAATGGGCAAGGTGGATTACAAACAATAAGACAGGTTAGTGTTCCTGTTAACATTGACCAGACTCCAGATGCTATTGATATTCCATCAACAGAAGATAAATTACGTGACGAAGAACCAGTTATTACGCCTGATGTTGAGGTAATTAGTGAACAAATTGTAATTGAGGATATAGATATTCCTGTAGAGGTAAAATCTGATTACCCAATTCAGGTCGAGATCGATAATTCTAATGTTTGGTATAACGTACAAGAACTATGAGTACAGTAAGTTTCAGTAGATTTAGTCCTGGTTCGGTAACATGGACAGTGCCAGCAGGTGCCACTAATGTTACTTTTACTGTTGCCGCTGCTAGTGGTGGCGGATCTAAATCGCCTTCTAATGGCAGTCTATGGAACCATAGTAGAGGTGGATTCGGTAGAGCTGGTAACTTCACTATTGCACCAAGAAATTCTGCATATAATCTAACGTTCTATCTTGGGTCTCAAGGTGGTAATGGAGTAGGACCCCAGAATCCTGGTGGATCTGGCGGTGGATCTCCTATAGCTGGTGGTGGTAGTGGACATAGATCTGGTGGTGGCGGTGGTGGTGCTTCTGCCGTGTATGATAGTCTTGCTGGTAGATATATTGCTTGGGTAGGTGGTGGCGGCGGCGCTGGTAGATTTGGTCAGGACACTGGTATCAGTGGGTATTACACTGCTGGTCGTGGTATTGGTGGTGGTGGAACTAGCAGTAACCCTAATTGGAGAACTGGTGGTAGTGCTCCTGCTGGTCATCGTGGTGGAGGTGGTGGAGGATCCACTAGCGGTGGTGCTGGAGGTTTAGGAGGAGCTAGCACAACAAATGGATATGGTGGTATTGGTGGTAACTCTGGTTGGTGGAACAATGGAGATATTGGATGGATTACTAACAGTGGTTATGGAAACTTTGGTAACGGATATGGGGTTCTTTCGTACTCTTTACCACCGCCATCGATCGATGTGTTTACTGCTACCCCCAGCACATTAATCCAAGGTAATACTTTTGTGTTGAATTGGAGTGTATCTGGTCCAACAAATTCAATTAGTATTAGTAATGGAATTGGAAATGTAAGCACATCAGGGAGTGTTACGCTAACTGCAACAGAGGATCGTACTTATACAATAACTGCTACTGGAACAGGTGGAACAGATGCAGAGAGTGTTGTTGTTGATGTTAAGATACCACCAGAAATTACTTTCACCGTTGATAAACCTCAACTAGTTGGTGGAGATACTGCTACTCTAACGTGGAGCGTGACTGGTGATGCTGATACAATGAGCATCAATCCTGGTATTGGCAGCACTCTTCTTTCTGGTACTCAAATAATTACACCAACACAAGATACTACATATACTGCTGTTGCCAGTGGTCTTGGTGGCACAGCTACTGAACAGATTACTGTTGAAGTTGTATATCCACCCGAAGTTCAGTTGACTGGACCACTATCTACTGACTATGGTAATGATATAACTTTGACGTATAATGCAGACAACGCTGTTACTTCACTGCAAATATTGAGAAAATATGTCAGTCAGGGAAATGTTGAACCAAACTGGACATTAGTGGAAAATTTACCGACAGGTCAAAATACATCTGGAACTTACTTATTCTCTCCAGATTATGATAATTTTGGACCAGATGTTGTTCAGTTCCAGTTATATGCCGTTGGTGAAGCAGGATTAACCGATACTGCTACTTTTGATGCATTCATTAATATTGACAGAACACCTGATGCTATTGATATTCCTGCATCTGAAGACAAATTGCGTGATGAAGAACCAGTTATCACTCCTGATGCGGTGGTAACATCAGAACAAATTGTGGTTAATGATATTGATGTTCCTGTTGAGATCAAAGCAGATCAACCTATTCAGGTTGAGATAGATGATAGCGGTACATTTCAGGATATTAGGGAGATTTAATCATGGGCGCAATGGGCAACCTGCACACCTTCGATTCGTTTTTCTATCCTTATGCCAATGGTCGAGGTGGTGATAGTTTTTACACCTCAAATCCTGGTGGAGAGAGCTTGGGTGCATACAACTTTGTTGCTAGTAATGTGTGGAAACTGTTCATGTCTGCTAGCGTCCCAGGTATCCCATATGGTCAATCGGTAGGAGTTATCTACAGATTTTATAGCGACTCGATTGTAGATCACTTATTTAAGTTTGGATCTAATGTTCCTAGCAGTGCTTATGTATTGGAAGGTGGTATTGGAGTTGCGTATACACAGAACGGATCTTATCGTCAACCAGTCTATAGATTTTATAATCCCAGCACTGGTGACCACAAGTATAAAACGAGCAGTAATACACCTAGTGGATATATCTATGAAGGTATTGCATGGTACTCTCCAATTCCTGTCTATGGATGCAAAGATCCTAGTGCTACCAACTATAATCCATGGGCAAATCAACCAAGCACTGGGTGTAACTATGTTGTCTATGGGTGTACTGATCCCAATGCTAGTAACTACAATTCTAGTGCTACAAATAATGATGGTAGTTGTCAATACCCAACTCCAACTGTTCAGTTGAGTTTGAGTCCTAGTTCAATCATTCAGGGGCAGAATGCATCACTATCGTGGAGTACATTTAATTCTACATCACAGTCAATTACAAATATTGGTACAGTTGCTAGTTCTGGTAGTATTAATGTATCTCCTAGTTCTACAACAACATATACACTCACTGGAAACTATTATGGATATAGATCTGCGAGTGTAAGCAGGACTCTCACAGTATATGAACCACCAAGTATTACATTTACTGTGGATGATTCAGAAATTGTTAGTGGTGCTCAAACAACACTACGCTGGAGTGTATCTGGCAGTGTGAGTACAGTTACCATCAGTCCTGGAATTGGTTCTACAAATATAGTTTCTCTATCTAATATTTCTCCAACATCTACCACTACATACACTCTGTCTGCAGACGGTCCTGGTGGATCTGCTAGTGCAACAGTTACTGTCACTGTAATAGATCCACCAGAAGTCGAACTTGCTGGTCCTTTAGCAGTCAATTACGGAGACAATGTGATTCTCTCTCATGAGATGGTAAAAGCAACAACAACTTATGAATTGCAGATAACAGAAACCGATCTCGATGGTGTTACTAGCGCACCATCTGTAAGTCCTGTTAATCTCGGACCAGGAAATACTGCAAATGGTTCTTACACTCACATGGTTACATATCATGATAGAGGACCAGCACAAATTAGATACGATCTCTTTGGTGTTGGGCAAGCTGGTTTGAACGACACATCAACTGTCATTGTTCCTGTTAACATAGATCAGACTCCTAACGCTATTGACATTCCTTCGTCGGAGGATAAACTACGAGATGAAGAACCAGTTATTACTCCTGATGTGGAGGTAACGACGGAACAAATTTTAATTGAAGATATAGATATTCCTGTTGAGATCAAAGCAAGTCAACCCATTCAGGTTGAAATAGAAAATGATGCTAACTTTAGAGATGTGAGGGAGATCTAATGCCATATCGTAATAGTCGATATTTTAGATACGGTAATCCATCTAGTTGCGTTACTGATAATCATTGGTGGCCAGGAGGTGGCGGAGATTCTAATGATAGTGTTCGTAACAGTGTTACAAGTGCGTATATGTCATTATTTGGCAGATATGGTGAATTGGGTGGTGTGGAAGGATATGTGGGTACATGGGTTTATGGTAATGGACCAGCTTTATATGGATCCATTTACAACATGGTTAGAAATGGTGGTGTGAGTAGTGGTGAATTAGCCGCTGTTAATACTTTTGGTAGACATACTAATATGTCAACAGCGCCATGTCCGCCACCTCCTGTCTATGGATGCACTGATCCAAATGCTGCAAATTACAATTCAAGCGCCACAGTTGATAATGGAACATGTTATTACAATCCGCCACTCGTAAGTATATCTGCTAATCCAAATCCGATCATAAGTCCTGGATCAACAACAATTACTTGGTCTGTCTCTCGTTCATATTATCAGACACTTACTGGTTTTGGTTCAGTTGCATCGTCTGGTAGTGCTACAGTAACTCCTAGTGACGACACAGTTTATACACTGACAGCATATGGATATGGCAGTACATCAGCATCTAATTCTACTACAGTGGTGGTATATATTCCTCCTGAAGTAACACTGACCGTAGACAATACTACTATTGTTCTCGGAGAAAGTACAGTATTGAGATGGAGCACTAGTGGTGATGCTTCTACTATGACTATTAATCCAGTCCCAGGTATTACAAACTTGAGTAGTTTTTATACAATTACTCCTACTGTAGATACAGTGTATACAGCTACTGCTAATGGACCTGGTGGAACTGATAGTGATCAAATTACTGTCACTGTATTACAACCACCAACAGTTAGTATTAGCGGACCTCTTTCGGTAAGTTATGGAGGTGATGTTGAACTGTCTCATGAACAGACAAATGCAACAGTATCATATACTCTCACTGCTACTGAATATGATTTGGATAATGAAACAAATGAGAGAGTTATTGACTTGGGGGCGAGTGCATCTGCTAATACAACATACACAGATACTATTACTTACCACAATAGAGGACCAGCAAGAATTGTCTATACATTGACTGGAGAATCCCAAGGTGGTTTGCAAGATATA